GTCTTGCTCTCTCATGCGATTTAATTTTTGTTTGTGTTTCTTTTTTCTTTTCTTGTTAATTTCATAAATGGTCGAAGGAAGTTTACCCAAGCTTCGTCATTCTTGGGTAGGTACTTAAAGAGACCATCTTCCATCATAAGTCTCATTAAGTTTTTGTATCCTCTATCTGTGGGGTCAATTGTGTCTGTCTGTATTTGTTCAACTAACTCTTTACCTTCATCGGTAATAAGTGGGTTTTCAAGGTCTACAATCTTCATGTTTGTATTATAGAACTCCTCACCAAGTATACCATTTTTTGTCTTACCAGTCAAAATATTCTCAAGAGCTTTTGGTTTTTTCTTTTGCTCGTTATTTCGTGCAATATCGAGTAATTTGTCGATAGTACAGGGCATTTCCTGCAAATCAGGGAAGAATTTTAATAAAGTTTTTTCCCCTAATCCTTCAATACCATCGATATTGTCGGACTTGTCTCCTGTGAAAACTTTGGTAATTAAAACGTTGTAATGTGGTATCTCAACCTTGTTGATTGTTATCATATCCCCATTCTTAAAATATTGTTTTGTGATTGGAGAATATATGGTAACTCTTTCAGATATGAGTTGAGTTAAGTCTTTATCTGCTGAGAAGATTATTACGTCTTCATCCGTTGCAACTTTACAGTAGTGAGCAATTAAGTCATCAGCCTCGTTGTTAATCATCTCAACTTGGCGTACGAATATCTCCTCGAGGTATTGTTTAACTCGAGATTTTTGTTGGAGGTATGACTCGTACTTATACTCGTTCATATCCTGCCTTCTATTCTCCTTATATTGGGGGTATATAGATTTCCTAATTGATGAGTTCGAATCACCATCCCAAAAGACCACAACCTTATCCAAGTTGTGCTCTTCTAGAAATCGTCTTAAGATGTTGATGAAATGATAGAGTCCTCCTAAGTGGTCTCCATTATTATACAACTCTTTAACTCCGTGAAATCCTATCTTAAACAGATTGTCTCCGTCTACTAATAATGTCTTAATCACTGGTGTGATTTAAAGGGTGAAACAATAATACTAATCTTCTTTTTCTTCTTTCAAATCGAAGTCACCATCAGTTCCGATGATGTCCTTCCAATAGTCCGCGTATTCTTTTTTGTATTTTTCCAATGAAGTTTTTTCTTCACTAGCTTCTTTACCTGCAATGAATCCGTGTGGTGTAACAATAATCTTTCCGTCGTCATAACCTAATCCATTGATGTGGTTCTTCATTACAGAAACTTTTGTTCTTGATGCGAACTTAATAGTTCTCTTATCTTTTGTTGCGGTAATTTTAGTTGTACCAGCACCTTTTTGGTTTCCGAATAAAAATACTAACGATGAGTTCAACCAAATGGCCTCACCACCTTTAGCTTTAATCTTTGGTTGTCCAAATGGATTGTCAGGTAATTCAACCCATGGTTGGTTAACAATAACCAATGTGTTTTCGTATTTAGAATCTGATTTACGAGACCCTGAAATTCTTTGGTTAATACCCATACCAATCTTGTCGGCTAACGTACTTGCGTTGTGTTGTTTACCACCCTTACCTTCGAATGTCATCTTACATGGTACAGAACCAACTGAGTCCCATAAGAATAACAAACTGTAGTCCAAGTTACCTTTCTCTTGTTCATCTAACAAGTTGTTGATGTAGTCAGTGATTTGTTCGATGTAGTTGAAGTTATTGTTGAAGATGTAAAAACCATCCCAATCTAACTCACCTGTTTCTTCATCAACTACTTCCTCACAATCAAACCCCATCAATTTGGCGTGTTCGAATGACCATTTTTGTTCTGTGATGATAAACACAGGAAGGATACCCTTCTTTTGAGCATCGACCGCAGTCTTTACAAGTGCAGTAGTCTTACCTGTATCTGAGTGACCAAGTAACATATTCAAATGTCCAACAGCAGGACCTGGTAAACCAACAGCATCCAAGAAATCAGGACCTAAGTCAAAAAACCTTTGAGGTTTATATTTCGCTGATGTTGAGAATTTGTCTTTGATAGACTTAAAATCGTTTTTCTTAATTGCCATTTTCTATTCTTTTAATGTTGGGTAACTTGTTTACTTTGTTTCTGTTATAAAAGGTACTGTCCTCTTCGTAAAGAGTTCCAATTTCTTCTTCATGGAAAGTTACGATTCTAATAACCGAAACACCATCCTCGTCTTCATCTTTTAACATACCAAATAAAACAGTATCACCAATCTGCTTACTTCTACCTGAGAAGTATCCTTTATCTTTTAGTTGACTCAAGATTTCATAGGACAATATTTTATTGTCTCTCAACTGTAAGTCAATTTCTTCTTTAAACGTCATGTGATAAAATTAAAGGGTGGGGAGTTCCCACCCTTGTTATAAATTAGAACGGTAAGTCTCCGTCTGGTTCGTCATTTGCTTGTGGGTCCGCAGCTACAGCTGGTTTACCACTCTTAGATGCTCCACCACCAAATGATTCGGTTTCAACTGTAGCGTTCTCATAAACATATCCACCCTTTTCAGTACTCCATTTTGGAGTCTCTCCACGAGCGATTGCTTCAAGGTAGTCAACAGGTTTTTTAGAATAAACATCTAACCAACTTAACTCATCATTAACCCAAGCAGTAGCTTGTGCTGCGTCTGTGTGAACAGGAGCTGGGTCATCATACATAATCGTAGATACGGTTGTGTATTCTTTACCTGCAGGTGTTTTAGATTTTGCTAATTCGATGATTAAATCACGACCTTTCTCAGCATCAGTGATATCACCTTTGTTTCTCCAAATTGGAATGATTTTATCTAAGATACCATCATTCTTGTAATTGTGTTTAAATCTCCAAAATTTCACACCGTCTTCCTCGTGGTCACGGTCGATAACTTTAACGATATAAAATTTACGAGAACGGTATTGAGCTGCTAACTGTTTGTCAGACTCTTTACCTGTGGCAATCAACTCTTCGTAAACCTCGTTTAAAGGTGAACGCTCGTTGTCATTCTTTCCTGGGTCGTAGAATTTTTGCCATTGACCACCTACTTGGATTTCGTGGTACCATGCCTCTTTGAATGGTGAGGAACCATCTGTGGTAGGAAGGATTCTTACTCTTCTCTGACCTGACTTCTCTTTATCCCCAAGGATTAAAGCGAAATACTTTTTCATTCTTTCGTCTTGCGACATCTTGTTTTGGGCCCCGCCCGATGAACTTTGTGATTTTTCGTACTGTGCCAATACGGCGTCTAATGAACTCATGTTTTTAAAATTAAAATGATTAAATTGTTTTATAAAGATAGGTGAAAATATGATATAGTCAAATAAAAAAAGGTGTCTTTCGACACCTTTGTTATTATCTAAATGAAGTTTTGTAACTTTCTTTATCTTCCCCCCCTCCAGGTTGGAAAGAGTTCTTGATGTCGTTAACGTTGATGTCTTGTACCTCGTCGGAAGTTAAAACATAATCATTTTTTCCCGTCTTTTCCATCTCTTCTGACTTATCATCAAAAAACTGTGAAAGTTTTTGATTGAATGGGTATGAGTCGTATGTTCTTAACTCTAATTTTTCTTGTGGAGTTTTTTCTCTGTATTTCTCAATCTTATTCTCAAGAGTGTTTAACTTAGTCATAATGTTATCCATCTCACCAAGTCTTGACTGTAAGTCGTTTAATTGTGAAAATAGATTTTCAAAATACTCATCTTGTTTTGTTTGAATACTTTTTTGAGAGTCTACTAATTCAGTAATATCAAGTTCTTCAGAATCACCTTCTTTCGCACTTGCCTCTTCACTATTACCTTCGTCGTCAATTTTTTCTACGTCGGGGTCATTCTCAACATCTAATGGACCTGATACAGGTGCTCCAGGTGCTGGTGGTGGAATCGCCGCTGCGTCTGATGGTGGTGGTGGAGCTCCTGCTCCTGCATCACCTGGTAGTGGAGCTAACGCCCCTAAATCTTCTTCAGGTGTTGTTGGAATTTCCTCCGCCTGTTCTGTGATATATTTGTTGATACTTCTGTATCTGTCTATTTCACTTAATATTTTTTTATCTAAACTCATTTTTTATCCGTTTAATAATTGTTTTAATCCCTTATCGGTTTCAACCATAACTTGTCTGTTAACGTAAGTACTGTTGCCCTTTCTTTCGATAAGACCATCACGTTCTCTTACTGTATAACATTGGCCCGTTGCTAAGTCGCAAACTTCTTTTGTTCCGTCGTTATTATCTTTCTCAGAATAATTAATTTTTTTTCCAAGATAATTACTGATTGCTGTATTAATGTCCATAATATTCTTTCTATATAAATATGTTGTTATGTTATAAAGTGAAAGATGGACCCAATACGGTTGTCTCTACACCATTAACTTTGTATTTTAATTTAAGTCTAAATGTACCTATAGAATTAACAGTACATTTATATGTGTATTTAGTATCAGAACCTTCTGTGAATGTTGCAGATACAGTTGTGTTATTCATATCTACAACACTTTGACTCACTAAGTCTTGAGGGTTATATGTTGGAACATTGAATTGAAACGACTTCCATCCTCCTCCTGATTTAACTACATTATAGTATTGTGGTCCTGTTCCTTGTAAGTTAACTCCCTCACCTAAGAAAGTAATTGACGCAACTTTAGTTTCTGATACAATAACAGGGTCTCCAACTTTTTTAGTTGTTTGGAACGCATTGAAATTATAACTTAACGAAACATCTTGTGGGTTAATTGTTTTATCCACAGGTCTGGCGTATAAATTAATTTCAACATAAGCTTTAAGGTCTCTTTCACTATAAGAACTTAACCCTAAATCATCAATAATATCTTGTTTAGTGATAGAGAATTCTTGTTGGTCGGCACTTACGTATCC